CGTGGTGAGGACGCTATCCCCCATAGATTAGCACTACTATACAGCGTATAAGCCCGCTGTCAACCCCACGCTGCATCACAGCCGTAGGTTTATCGTAATGGCTTATCCTAATCTAGTCCCGAGCATGGACCCACGGATATTTGTTTTGTCTTATTTATACATCATACTCGTTACGCCACGCCCTGTCAAGAGCTTTTCTTGTACGCATACGCTTTGGGCGATTATCGAACGTAGTGTCCTTGTGTTCCTTGTGTCCCGTAGGCAATTCCCACGGCTTTTTGGTTTTGATTTTGATGTTGTTGCGGCGAGGCCGAGTATCGTCGTTGCTCTGGAGCGTAATCATGCCATATTCCATTTTCGTGAAGGTAAAAAACTTTATCTAGGTTAGGATCATAAGCCATTAAGCAGTATTGTACGGGATATTTCTGAACTGTCAAGGGCTTTTGAATTGTGGGTAATTTAATGTCGCCCTTTTGATAGTCCTTAACTCCCGTATATAGCAAACCCACTACCGTAAAGAATACACCAATCCACTGAATCATATAACCACCTCTATCCTTTCTCATACAGGATATTATCGGCGGTTCGTTCAAGAAACTTTAGGCTGGCTGACTATCCCTGCAAATATGATCTTGGTTATTTGGCAAAGACACCACCATTCGCTCAACCCACACATTTTGCCCAAACTGCTCAGTTGCCCTAATGTACGCATCATATTGACTTGATGACACTACATATCCCGCAAACCGGTTATTCTTCCAAACTCTCCAAGCATACATAATTATGTCTCCTGTACCAAGTCTACCATACTTATCGGCATTGTCAAGCTTTCTCTTGAATTTTTCCTAAGTCTTTATTTGATAAGGGTTTACGTCAAATCTCCCCGGCCCCGCCGATCCTAAACCGTTACGGGGTAAGCACTTACGTCAAGTTATCCGATTTCCCATCCAGCGGCCTCCAGAACTTTATCACTATTAATAGTAATTGTTTCACCATCAGCAGTAGATTTATCTCTCATACCACGTTGATCAATATAAAAATTTTCTTCTAATACGTCATGCTCATTTGTTTCCCATAACGCTGATATAGCAGCGTCCATAGGGAATTTATCTGTACTATAAATTAGTTCTAGAGTTCCACACTTAATATAATATTTAGCCACGACAGTTGTATCCTTTCTTGCATTCAAGGCAATAACATGGGCCACTATCGTTAGACATACTTTCATCGCCAGTATCAATGCAGACCATCACATCTACGCCATTCCTAATAACGTATCCTACATTACCAATGTGACAATCGCCAAAGTAAACGTCATAGTCAGACAATTTATCAACAAGATGACTAATTTCGTAATCATATTCTCCTTCAAGATCATACCTATCGCATTCACCACACTTACAATCGTTACCACCACAACCAATAGTTCTAGCAACCTCTGTAATATATCCCCAATCGCTCAAACTCTTAGTATTGCCAACGCGAACACGGCCAACCTCACTATATACTCGCGGAGCAAGATCATATTCAGCCAAATAAGACTGATTATAGTGTGCGATCTGTGCTAGTTCATAGCTATCGAAAGACTTAAATCCATGCTTGCTATTCTTAAGCATATAGAAACTAGAAGCACAACCATGACTCTTACGTTTACGCGGAATACAATACATTTATATAACTCCTAATGAGCGGGAAACAAAACGTTAGCCAAACCACGAACGCACAGATCACATGATACACTACCCTTGGTTGGAGTGCAAGTCACGACACCGCGACCACGGCGAATCTCTGGGCAAGTGATATACTTCGTATCGTCAATCACTACCAGTTTAGGGAGAGACTTTCTCCACGCTTCCGCCGCAGCCTTACGCCGTGGCCTACGCTTTGCAACCTTTTCGTCACTATCGCACCACGCAAATAGTTTGAAACCAGCAGCGACGGCAGCGGCTTTGTCATTAGCGTTATGGATGCTAGCATATACATTCATATACTTTTCCATAGCCACAAGCCGACTATCATAGATATGAGTATAGAACCACATATCGGGCAGCGTAGTGCCATCGTCAACAATGCTCTGGCAAGCCGACATTACATTCTCAACATAGTTAGTATCCAACTGTCCATTGAGAAACCAATCGCCACGCTCATGCCAGCGAATAGACTTACCTTGACGAATAGCGTCCAGAATCATCGCACGAATACGATGCTTTTCCGTAATGATATTTTGCATACCAGCAGGACGCACGTTAGGATACATTTTCTCGGTCTGCTCTGCATAGCAGCCATTACCAAGAAATGCACACGAACTAGGGCAAGTATCCCCAACTGGACGCGAGACAACCAAGCAACCCTTGCCCAGCTTATCATTACCGTTTGCAACTTTCATGATTTTCTCCCTTGGATACTCGTATTCTATACTAAGTATCGGCACTGTCAAGAGAAATCTTTAGAGAGCAAACCGTGTGCCAAAAGATTTTTTCTTAATTGACGTAAGTTGTTGGTGGATAAGCACTTACGACGAACGCGGCCCGCCCCACTATTCCTAAATCCTTGAGAGATAAGGACTTACGCCTTCTTCTTCTTAAGCTGTTTTTCTAGACGCTTTATATATTGTTCTTGGTTTCTATTTTCTTTATCTAGTTCTTTAACTTTTTTCTTAGTCCACTTCTTCCAGAAACCCATTCTAACCTCCTTGTTCATCAACGTATACTTCTTTGCCGTCACTATCAATTATGACCGCAATATCGTACTTGCGTTGAAGTTTATCTTTCATAGATAGCCAAAACCATCTGGCTTGCTGTTCGCTATCAAATGGGCCAAATGGCACAACAACACCACTTCCCTTACCACGAAATGTCTCGTAGTCTATTGTCCAGATCGGAAATAATACTTGTAGTTTATACATAGATTCTGTGTATAGTATTATACAGGAGTTCGAACAAAATGCAAACGCCACTATCTCACAAAATTATCGAACTAAGATCTTTAGGCTATTCGTACAAACAAATAGTATCTGAAATTGGATGTTCAAAAAGCACTGTATCCTATCACATAGGAGCTGGCCAAAAAGAAAAGGCATCATTACGCAGAAAAAATCACGATAAAAATCATGTTATAGAGAAGAAGATATATAAATTTTGCTCTAAATCAAAATGCGCAACGCCTCAATACAGAACACAAAGAACTATTAAGCAAATATTATTTACAAAAATTAGAAATTTTGGAGATCATGAAATAATGTTTACATCGCAACAATTATTAGATAAAATTGGAGATAACCCAAAATGCTATTTGACTGGAAGAATTATAGATTTATCTGATCCTAAATCTTATCATCTAGACCATGTCATTCCAAAATCTAGAGGCGGTGATAATACATTAGAAAATTGCGGCCTAGCCTGTAATATTGCCAATCTGTCTAAGTCACACATGACCTATGAAGAATATGTTGCCCTATGCAGAGAAGTAGTTGCTCAATATGAAATAGCCCATACCGGTAACGCTCCGGTGTCTCAGCCTTGAAAGGGCTGCGTCATAACTTCTAGACTAATGGGCCGAAACAGAGGCCGAGAGAATTGAACTCTCACCGGTTTTACCCGGCCCGCTTTAGCAAAGCGGTGCAGCAAGCCAGTATCTGCCTGACCTCTATAAAGCGGCATTTTTGTTTTTTACGTCAGAACCCCGCTAAACTGACGCAACGGAAACTGTAGGATTCGAACCCACGGAGGTTATTAGCCTCATCTGATTTCTAGTCAGACGCATTCGACCACTCTGCCAAGTTTCCCAAGCACACAGGGCAGGATTCGAACCTGCAACCACTTCGTTAACAGCGAAACGCACTACCGTTGTGCTACCTGTGTAAGTATTTATGATGCCCGA